CTTCCGCTGCTTTAGTCTCACCAGCAGCTATAGCATTTTGTAAAGTTTCTTCTGCTTCAGCTTTTGTAGATTCTAATGTTGCTTCTGCATGAGCCATTGCATCAGCTAGTTTCTGGTTTCCGTCAGCAATCGCTTTCTCTTTAGCTTCCGTTACTTCAGTAATCTTAGTTGACAAGTCTGACACAGTGCCTGTCAATGTGTTTACTGAAGTTGTCAAGTTTTCTATATCAGCTTCTTTTGCTTCCGTTACTTGTTGTTGCTCTTGTAGTGCAGTCTGAGTTGACTCAAGTGTAGTTCGTAAGTCTGATGCAGTAGTTTGTAAGTTAGATACTAAATTAGTTAAATCTATAATTTTTTCTTCTCTGCCTGCTAACTCTTGCTCTGTTTGTTCTATATCAGACTCTAAGCCTTCAATAGTAGACTCAAAACCTGTACGTTCTTTAGTAAAATCTGACTGTAGCTCTGATAGTGCTTCTTTAACAGCAGAGTCTATATCGTTTTGATTAAACTGAGTAGTGTCTTCAGGAAGTGCGTCAATAGCGGACTGTACTGCTTTGTCAACGTCCTGTTGGTTAAAAGGTGTTACATCTTCAGGTATAGCTTCTAACGCTTCTCTTACAAAGTTGTCTACATCGTTTTGATTAAACTGAGTAGTGTCTTCAGGTAAATTATCTTGAAATACCTGATAAGCTCCTGCAAGAGCAGCATCAGAATCTAGTTTAGCGTCTGCCAGTGCGTCTGAGACTGCTTTGTCTACATCTTCTTGGTTAAACTGCGTAGTGTCTTCAGGTAAAGAATCTATAGCTGCTTGTGTGGCTGCGTCTGCTTGCGCTGGTGTTAATAAACCCTGAGTTGCGGCCTCTACTGCTTCAGCTATCTGTGCGTCTACTTGTTCCTGTGTAAACGTAGGTGCTTGTGCTTCTGCTGAAGTGCTGCCCCCACCGCCTGTTTCAGTGTCTTGTATAACTACAGGTGGTGCTACTTCTTCTTCAATATCTTCTTCTACTTCTGGAGTATCAACAGGAATATTGACAGCATCAAGTTCAACTGCTGGTGCTTGTATGTTTGTAGAGGGAGTTAAGTACCCCATGTCTGTGTAAAAATTTGTAAGTAAAGGATCAGCAGTTACCAATTCTAAAAATTGCTGTGTTTTAACAGGGTCGTTATCTCTAGTAAGCTGTTGCTCTATTCCCCTGTCAGAGTCCCAACCTAAGTCAATTAACTGTGTAGCCAAGTTTCTCAGTGCTTCGTTGCGCTGTGCTACAGTTTTATCTTTTAACTTATAAGCGCCTTTTGGATCATAGTCTTGAAGCCTTGTTAACTCAAAACGATTAGGATTGGTTTGTCCTGATATGTTTTCGCCTATTGCTGTTCCTAAAGTGTACAAAAGATAAGCAGAAGTCGCAGGGTTTAAGCCAAACAAACCTCCTGTGGCAGCGTCAGCAGCAACAGTTTCTCCTGCTGCTTGTGTAGCTGCTTGTGTAGCTGCTGCTGTAGCTTCTGCGACAGAAACTCCTGCATTTGTAAGAGTATTAAAAGTAGAATTAAAAACAGGAGTACCTCCTGCTCCTATGCCTGTAGCTGTACCCGAAAAAACTGGCGTGCCTAAATTTATAGTTGTTGAAAGCAAACCAGAGCCAGCTAGCGCATCCCCCAAAATATCTAAAGTACTCTGATTACCGGAAGGTGCAGCAACTGTAGGGGTTGTTTTTTCTTGTTCTTCTTGTTCTTGTTCTTCCTCTTGTTCTTGCTCCTGCACAGCTACACCGCCCAAAAAACCGGGAGGCAAAGCAAACTCTGAATCAAAGGGATTACTAAAGAAGAACTGTTCTGCTCTCATTTGTTACCCCAGTTAGACAAGGTTTTAATACCAAAGCTGGCAGCTATAGCGCCACCAAGGAATGCTTTGTAGTAGTCCGGCATTGTAGACAAGACAGTAAACCCCTGCTCAACGTATGGAACCATTGATGGTATAAACGCACCTATCAATGGCAAACTTAAAATAATAGCAAACCACTCGTCTTTCCAAGAAGACTGAGAGGCAGCGGCTTGTTGAGTTTCCCAATCAGCGTCGGCACTAATCCGGCGCATCTTGGAGTCGTGGATAGCTTGCTTTTCAGCAGCTTTATTTTTAAGGAAAGTACCAGCTATGTTTGCTATAGGGCCAATCAGTGTTTGCCACATATACTCACCTTAAAAAGAAAGCTAGGGGCCACCGAAGCAGCCCCATGCTTAATGCTTATTACTTAGGCACAACCAAAGTAACACCATTTTCAGGACGCAGTACCTTGACACCATACAGAGTATCTGAGGTGAACAAGTTAGCAAGAAACTCTTGCTTGTATTGAGTCTGAGAACGAACACCAAATTGCTCAGCCATGACCAAAGCGTCACGGTGGAACAACAAAGCGCCCAAAGAGTCTACTGCACTAGCTGAGTTATCAGCAGCAGTTTCAACTACAGGGCAGTTGGTGCTAACAAATACGTCGATGCCGTACAGTTGTCCAATCTGACCACCGGGAACCTGACCGTTGTTTACGAAGTCAGAGCTTACGTAACGGTCAATGCCCATGATGGTGTTGCGCACTGAAGGCGGAACAACAAAGCAGCGATTGTCCATAGGAACATCTTGGTCATCCAGCTTCTGAATCAGACCACGGAAACCAGCGTCGGTGAATACGTCAGCAGGAACAACCGTGTCAGCAGTATAAGTGGACAGACCGTTAGTAGCGTCTACAAAGAAAGTACCACCGTTGTTTAGATAGGTAGAGCTATCAGAACCAGCAGAACCCAGACCAGTCGCCAAGCTGTGCAGGTCAGTGTCAACTTGCTTAGCCAAAGCGTAACCAGCGTCTTCAGTGTAGAACTGACGCAGTGAAGCCAGAGCCTGTACGTCGGTGATGTCTTCGATTAGACGAGAGTACTCAAAGTGCTTGTCAATAGAAATTTGCACTTCGCTTTCCGTAGCGTTCTGTACGGTTACAGCAGTGTTTTCTGCTTTAGCGTGTGCATCGCCACGGACAGGCTTAGGCACATGGATAGTGTCGCCTTTCTTGCCAGCCATTGACATTTTTTTGACCAAGTTTGCCAAAACGAGGTTCTTTTGATATGCAGCGACAATCTCGTCACTCCAAATTTCTGGGATAAAGGTTGCAGCACTAGTATTGTCAACAAACCCCCCAGTCGCAGGATATGTAGAATCAGTCATTTAATATCTCCTAAGATATGTTACCTGACCCTCTTTTCAGCATACGCTCTCATTATTTCATCTTGTAGAGCAGCATACCTATTAGGGTCTTCTTTCATAAGTTTAATAATGTCTGCGCGTCTGTAGATTTTCTTAGGTCTTGATTCAGAGCTACCACTGGCATTTCCTGTGCTAGCGTTCTTAACTGCTTGCTTGCGACTTTGCTTTTCAGCCGTTGCAGCTTGACCAATCATCTGTTGACGTTCTTTCCAAAGATTGAAAAGTTCATCAGCAGCTTCGTAATCATACTGCTTATCCGCCGCTACAAACAGCTTCGTCCTGACTTTAGATGCTTGAATCCACTCTGCAAATTTAGTATCCTGTAAGATACTTTCCATGTCCGGGTGGTTAGTCTTCAGTGCAGCCAATGCAGTTTGCATTTTATACTGTTGACTTACTGACTCAGCTTCTTTAATCTTCGGATGATTCTGAATAACTTGAGCTACTGCCTTCTCAGGATCAGTAAAAAAATCTACTTCTTCGACTTGTTCTTCTTGTTGTGGTGCCGGTGTGAGTTGTGCTTGGATATAATTGTCAACAACTTTACGTAACTCACCTACTTCAGAACTTTGACGACCCAGTAGCTTCTCAGCTTCTTGGTGCATCTGTACAAGTTCCTGTGCAGACTTGTTTTGGTATTTTTCAGGAATCTCAGGCTCTTGTTGAGTTGCCTGTTCTTCCACTTGTTGCTCTTGTTCTTCCGCAAACACATCTTCTTCAGACGGTTGCGTATCCTCACGCTCTATTATTTTAGCCATTATTAAACTCCGTACCTTAGTATTGTGGAGAGATTAAAAAAGGGTTCTAGCTATGAACTTTGCTTTTTCTCGTATTGGATGTGACTCTGCCTAGACTTAGCCCAGTTTCTAGTAGCACTGGGAAAATCTCCACTAATGGGATCAAGTTTAGACTTGATAGGAGAGATAACTCTTTTAGCACTGTAACCGCACTCGCACCTAACAATGTGCTGGTTCTCAGTAACTAATGCTTCAAATACATGCCCATTAAGACACTTGAAGTCATACAATTTGAACATTAGTCTTCTAGCTCTAGTTCTTCTTGTGGTTCTTCTTTAGCTTCTTGTTCAGCGTTTTGTATTTGAGTTTCTAAATTAAACAGAGTAGCAAGTATTGCAAGTTGTCCTTTGCGGAAGTGCAAGTTCTCATTATCTGTTGTTAACTCAACTGAGTTTATCTGCGCTACGTTTTGGTTTAGATCAGTAATAAGTTGTTTCCAACCTTCTGAACGAAACATCTCAAAGTAGTTAGCAAAGTAAACTTCAAGTTCTTTAGTCATCTTATGTATTCCCTTAATTAGTTAAGATACAAGATATATTATAGCATACTTTTGTCTAAATGTCAAGTATTATTTTTATTTTTTTCTGCCAGCGGGTTTGCGCATTGGCTTCTTTTTCATGGTTTTCTTTTTGGCTTTCATTCCGCCGCCGTTTTTACCGTAGCTCATTCCGTATCCAGGCATATCAATCTTCCTTTGTTTTAGGTGGGTCACGAAGTAATAGTTTAGTGCCTACGTCAGCCACAGGCACTAATCTAGGTTCACAATAAGCATCAAAGTGTCTAGTCTTTGGCATGACAATAGCATGTTTACCGACATTTTGATGCACCAAAGCTATCTTGTATTCAAGACAGGACGTTAACTCACGGAAAGATAACTCTAGTGTCGGTGTATTCTTTTCAAGAATAACCAAAACAAAAATTAACATTGTTTCCATTAGAGTCTTCTCTTTTTCTTAACCGCCTGTGTTTTAACAGAAGTAGGCTTGCGCAAGTCCCAAGTTAAGATTATTAGTTTAGTGTCCCATGCTGTACCAAGGACTCTTGGGCCTTGATTACGCACATACACTTCTGCGCCGTAGCTGCATTTTTCTTTATTGAACAGCAACCAGTTTTTTGCAACTCTGTGTCGTTCTGCTGGCGGTTGCACATAGCGCAGCATTCTGTACTCTCGAATGTCGCAGAACAACTTTGGGTTTCTTGGGTCATAGTCTACTTGGCTAAAAGAGCTTGAACCAGAGCTTGTATCTGTTCGTTGGTCTTCTCTTGGATCTTTTCCTGACGAGCCAAAGAGTTCACTATCGCTTCTACTTTCTGCTCCGTCACTGCCTGTGCTTGCCCATTCTCTTGAGCCTTTTTTGCGGCTTCCTCTG